GGGTAAAAACGGATATGCAAAGAGGTAGATATAGCACTAAAGGGTCTTGAGAAGACACAATTTCTAAGCGACAAAACACATAATTTCCTTCAGCATGTTAAGGATAGTGGTGTGAGGTATTTTAAACCACATCCTGAGCAAGGTAAATTTATTGAGTCCTGTTTCAATAATCGGGAGTCGTGGGCTTTTTGTGGCAATAGGGGCGGTAAAACCGAGGGGGGTGCCGCCGCCACCGCCTCTATGGCAACTGGTGTAAAGATAGGGGGCGTTAACTCTAATTGGGTTCATCGGGGGGGTTCTATTCACTGGGTATGTTCAGTATCTAATGAGGTTCAGCGTGAGGTTACACAACCCAAGATAATAAAGTGGTTGCCTAAGGATAAGATTGACAAGGTAACTAATATAGCTCGTGGCATTATTGATTTTATCACATTGAAAGATGGCAGTCGCATAGTTTTCAAGAACTATGAACAGGGTGTAGATAAGTTTGGCGGTGCTGATGTTGATTCGGTCTGGTTTGATGAGGAGCCGCCACAGGACATTTACAAAGAATCTCTTATGAGGACGATTGACAGGGCTGGTCATGTGTTTGGAACACTGACACCTGTTAAGGGTTTGACCTGGATTTATAAAGACATTTACAAAAAGCGTGATGTGCGGAACATATTTGTATTTGGCTGGAGTATGGATGACAATCCTTATATTTCAGACAAGGAAAAGGGCGCCATTCTTGCTGGTTTAACTGAAGACGAAAGGAATATTCGCCAGAAGGGGCAGTTTGTCGCCCTGCATGGTCTTGTTTATCCTCAGTTTAACAGAGAGATTCATTGTCGAGAGAGATTTGAGATACCTGAGGACTGGCGTAAGATAATTGGTCTCGACCCGCATTTAAAGAAACCTATGTCGGCGGTTTGGATGACCAGGGCTGGTTATGATCATAAATATGTTAAGAGAGGTGATTGGATTGTTTATCGTGAAATGCGTAAGTCGGGGGTGATCCCTGATGTTGTGGCGGCTATAAACGTAGCCTCCGGACGTGAACGCATATTTGCCCGCATAGCTGACCCAGCCTTGAATATTAAGACTGACAATTTTAAGGGACTGGACGTTTTTGCCGAGTTCGCCGGTCAGCGGTTTCCGTTGTTGCCTGCGAATAAGAGTGTGTTTCCCGGCATTCAGCAAATCAGGAAACTGTTGGAGGCTAAACCCCCGGCATTTTGGGTATTTGATAATTGCATGGGAACGGTTGACGAATTCGAGCAATATATTTTTAGTGATGTCGGGGGTGATTATACTAAGAATTACAGCGAAAAGATACGTAAGCAGAATGATGATTATCTTGACCCTATTCGGTATATAATCAACTCCGGTATTAAGGCTGTGGGCAGGAATGGAGATTCCGGTTTTACTAACAAATACACTTATACTGAATCCGGGCGTATGGTTAGAAAAAGGGGGCATAATTTTGTCGGTTAAAGTAGTTGATTATGTAATGAATAAGATTAATTCTGCTGAACAGGATATAAGGGGTAAGAAAGACCAGTGGGAGTCGTTTTACAAATTATACCGAAACTATCGGGAACATTTAGCGGGGGAGGGGGAGGCCAATGTTGGTTTACCGCTTGCCTTTGAGTGGGTAGAAGTTGCCAGGGCAAGGTTGTTTAAGGAGTTTTGTGGTCGCAAGCCATATCTGAGGGTTAAAGGACGTGAACCAATGGATGATATTCCCGCTAACAGGATACAGGTATACCAGAATTGGCAATATGAGCAGGCCAGGTATAAGCAACTTATGTATAAGATTATTACACAGGTTTTAATTTATGGCACGGGGATATGTAAATATTATTGGAAACATGAAACGGGCAACAGGTTACAGCATGTTCCTATTTTCCCCGATTATCCGGCGGCTGGCACTATTCCCATGGTTCAGAAAGTGCCTGTTTATGATAACATAGCCTTTGATTCAATAGATTTGTTTGACTTCTGGGTTGACCCCGAGGGAATTGACATAGATGATGCGTCCTGGTGTGCTGACAGGGTGAGGCGCACTATTGATTATCTTGAGGATAAACAGAAAGAGGGTATTTATAAAAACATCAGGGCGGTTAAAAATGATTTAAGCAAAGATTCGTCATCTTCTGAGAGTGACCCATATAAGATGGTTAAAGATATTGAGGTTGAGAAGCATTTAGCTGATTATGGCGGTTTAATGAAGCCGATTGAACTTCATACTCTTTATGAAGACGACAGAATTATTACAATAGCTAACGGCAAGCATATTATAAGAGATATTAAAAATATTTATGGCAAGAAGCCATTCAGGGCAGCCAAGATCATCAGTACCGAACATGAATTTTATGGAATTGGATTAGTTGAAGCTGGTGCATCATTGGCTCGTTTAATGGAAGATATAGTCAATAACGGGTTGGAAAATCTCAATTATTCCGTTAATCAGGAAAGAATAGTCGATGAGACGAGGATTCCAGAGGATTCAGAATTAGAATCGAAGCCTGGGAATATAATTCATGTTCTTGGCGATGTTAATACCGCCTTAAAGTGGGTTGATGTGCCCGACCTGTCTCCAAGCGTGATTCTCTTTTTTAATCTAATTCTTGAGATTTCAAAGGGGGGCACTGGTATTACAGATTATATCAAGGGACAGGGTAAGGGTTCGGACACGGCTACTGAAGCCCAGTTAATGACTACTCAATCAGCTTTGCGGATAGATACCCACATTGAGGTTATGGGTGATACTTTTGTGGGACCGTTGGCTGGGGATGTCCACGAATTGAATAAATATTTCGTTACTGATGAAAGGTTTATAAAGGTCACTGGGGTAGGAGATAATCCCTATAAGATGGTTAAGGTAACGCCTGATGTATTTGGTGCATCAGTTGACTTTATATGGGAACATGAAGGTCGTGAAATGAACCAGATGGTTCAGGTTCAGCAGTTAACTCAAGTGTTAGCATTGGCTCAGCAGACTCCAGCCCTATGGTTGGTTGCGCCTATGATATTCGGCAAAATATTAGAGCAATACGGTTATCACGAAAACGAAGAAATTATGCAGGCGATTAGTGCTGCTAAGGAGATGGCTAAGGTTATGATGATGGGTCAGGCAATGCAGCTTGGCCTGGGTGGCGGTCAGGGCGGTGGTGGATTACCTAACGCCCAGAGATATGCAGAGGGACAGAGTAACACGAATCAAAGTATGCAAAAGAAAACTACTCCTCAGAGGGGTAGTGTAACCCAGGAAAGGAAATAATGAAAGCAGATAATCTTAAAAAGTTGATTGCGTTGAGAGATGGATTGTTAAAAGCTTCTGTTTTAAAAAACCAAGAATCAAAAATTGAGGGGATGTCTGGTATTATAAAAATATCTGAAGAATTGAGAGATGAGATTGTTTTAATGCTTGATAAAATTATAGTGTCTGAAGATAAGGAGAATTAAATGAAGAAGATTTTACTAACATTATTGATGTTGCTGGTCATGTCCGGTGTTGGCCATGCTGCATTAACTCAGGTAATAGCGGTTGCAGAAACAACCACATCGTCCATAACCGTTGAAACAGATTATACGGTTGATGGCGATGTAGCTACTATTTATTTGTATTTTGATGCAGGGAGCAATATCGTTCCGACAACGCTGCAGGATTCAATACTCCAGAGCGATACGCCTACTGACCCCGATTCGTTTGTTGTAACAGGGCTGACTCATAATACAGCTTATAGTTTCTTTACTGTTATACGGGACAGTATTTACGCACATGCCGAGAGTATTTATGTAGATACATCGGATATAGCCAGCGTTTCAACCGAGGGGATAGTATTCACCAACACCGCTGAAGAAGTAACCTATAGGGCATTTCAAATACATATTGAGATGGCAAATTTGGATTCGGCGGCTAAAAAGATTGTTCTTGAATATGCTCCGTTTGATACGGTGGCATATTCCAGAATGGATTCAGTATCGACGGATATTGATAATGCCGACGATACATTAGCAACACCAGATTCCCCCACCGATGTTTTGCGGAACACCTATTACAAGGCAAGGATTATAGCGACAGATAGCACTGGCACAGATACGTCTGATATTGTTGCGGTTTTGACCGCCGATTTCGATTGGGGCACATGGGGTCAACCTGTCGGATGGGTTAAGCCTAATTTATATCACGTGAAACATAGCTGGACGAGTTCGGCGGCTACGTTGACTTTGCCATTTGATATATCCGATAAATCGTGGGTAAAGATATGGGCAAAGTTAATAGGGCTGGACAATAATGAAGCAAATGATAGCGCCTATGTTTACCTTGCCAGTTATGCACATGGGGCACAGGTGTTCGGCGATACACTAATAGCCGCAGATGTTGATACGGGTAGGATTGCAGAAGATTGGGTTTTAAAGCCTTTAGGGTCGATTGTGGTGGACACACTGGTCAGGGAATGGGGAACAGACTTGGTATTGAAGGCCATGTCATCTTCGGGTGACACGACCACCATTGATGAAAGGTTTTTAGAAGTTTGGTTAATGTTTAGATGATAACAGCAATCATAATATCTCTGGTTATGGCATGGATGTTAGACTATGCTCAATTTGCCATAACCAGAAACAATTACAATACTCGGTTCAATGGATTCGGTTGTATTAGTGATGTGTTGAACGGGAGTGCTTTAGCTCCCATGCAGTACAGAGTGGCAATACCCTGGTTTTATAAAGTGTTTCCGCATTATGAATCAATAAAGATAATATTGATGGCACTTGGTTTGTTCTCTATGTGGCTAATGATTGAAACAATATGGGGGGCTTTTTCTTATCAGGGAATGTTTTTGGTCGGTATATTTTATGTTGTTAATTTTCAATACGACTACACTGAACAATACCTTGAACTTGCTATGTGGGCGCAATTCTTAACCGCCCTATACGTGGGAAATGCGATATGGATAACAGCGTGTCTGGTTATAGCCATGTTTTGTCGGGAAACATCGGTATTTCTTTTGCTGGTATATTTGTTGGCCGATGGATTCACATGGATGGCTGTTATACTTATCTGTGCAGTTGGCATATCTCTTTTAATTCCCCGTTTATTTTATGGTATTAAGCCGAGTTACTTAGATTTTGGCGTGAAAATCGGGGGTGAAATATTCAAAGGTAAGAATCATTTGACTAAAAATCTGAGGGAAATAAAAAAGGGATTAAAATGGTTTCTTTATCCAACATGGTTTTCGATGCTAATGGTAGTGCTTGCATTTGCGGCTATTATATGGGGGGCGTTTCCAACTCAATTACAGTATGTTTCGCTTGTTAGTATTCCCTTTATAATTCTTCTATTATTTCGAGCGATGTTTCGAGAGGGCGTGCGGATAATGCTGCCGTTGTTAGTATTTATAGTTCCGACGATAGGGGGGCTTATTAATGCACATTAAACTATGGCAGAAAAAGCCTCGTATTTCACAGGATTACATAGAACAACTTTCCCGTATAGTCGAAAGGTGGCAGAAAGTAAACGCCATGATGAAGACTCCAGGCTGGAGAGTAGTAGACGAGAATATAAATATTACCTTGTCGCATAAGAGTGATATTAGAAATACAAGCAATCAATCAGAAGAATATAGAAAAGGATATTGTGATGGTATATCACACTTATCGTTGCTTATCAATAGTTATAAACGTGCTGCTAATAGGGCAGGCGAAAAATTAGAAAAAATAGCACAACAAATGAAAGGAAACTGAAATGGCAGATGAAGACTTGACACACGCTGACGATGAAAACGTCACCGAGCCTCAAGTAACTGAGCCAACAGTTACAGAGCCGACAGAATCACAGCCGACAGATACCGAGAAGTATAGAACTCGCTATCGCTCGCCTGAAGAAGTGTTTGAAGAAAACAGTCGGTTACAGAGTGAACTTACCAAGGCAAGAAATGAACTCAAGGCGAAAGGTGTAGAAACCACTCCGCCACCACAAGTGCCGGAGGAAGACCTTAATGAATTTGTTAAAGACCCCAGTGCCTATATCAAGAGTCAAAACGCTGACATTGTTAAGGAATTAGGGGATATTAAGGCTCAAAATACCATGAATAACTTTTTAAGCGACCCATCCAATCAAAAGCGATTCGGTGGATTGAAGCAACGAGTTATTCAGGGTGTTGATGGTAACATTGCCGCTCTTGCCGACCCAACCATTATGAGAATGGCATTTCTCTATGCAGAAGATGAGATGAATAGTGCCAAAACTCAAGCTGCGTCGGCAATACAGGAAGGACACCGGAGTGATGTCCGGAAAGTCAAGGAGGGCGATGCTTTCGTAGAGGGTTCGGGAACTTCCCAGAAGTCTGGTTCACCAAAGATAGTGCCTGGCATGTCCACCCAAGAGATGGAAAAAGCTCTTGATGATATGGGCATACAGGAAGAACCTGAAAAATAATTCCCTGAAAGGGGGGATAGTTTAAGATGGCTTCTACACAAACAACTGCAACTCGCACCGAGATGATGCAGACCTATTATGATAATATCTTTTTAGAGGAATGTCAAGAAAGGATGGTTATCGGCAACTGGGTTGACGTCAAAAAGATTCCACTTGCCCGTGGTAATGACATCAGCTGGTTTAGATACTATCCGTTAGACATAACTACAACTGCGATTACGGAAGGTTCGGCTACTCAAGGTCAACAGGACTTTAAGGGTCAGACAGTTTCCGGTTCGGTTGCTAAGCACTCTAATTATCAGAAATTTAGTGAGTTGTTTAAGCTAACGGCTCGTGACCCGAAGCTGAAACAGCTTGCCAGACTTAACGGTGAGGCTGCGGCTAAGACGATCGATTTATTGCTTTTGACCGAATGTATCAAGAACGGGTCGTTTCCTATTCGGCAGGATGAACTCGGTAAATCTGAAACTTATTCAATAGAGGCTACGGTCGATACAAGCACAACCAACGATTCAGTAACTATTATTGATGCTGAATTAGCCGGTAACGCAAATAATTACTTTGCTGAAGGCCATTTCTGCGTTCATAAGGGAACTACGAATTATGGTCATGGCAGCACGGTTGCCAGTTACACTTCGGTTGGTAATATTCTTGTACTTGATAATGCCGCACCCGTAGATTACGATAATTCGTCTCAATATAGGATTGTAAGTACAACGGGTTTGACCGCTACGGATATTATTGACGGCACCTCAATCGGCTATGCGGTATCGAGGGCAAGGGAACTGAAATTCTATACGTTCTCTGGTGGATTTTTCCGTTGTCCGCTTGGCCCGCAGGCTGAGTATGACTTACAGAAAGACACCGTTTATCGAGCGATTGCCGAATACCAGAAGTCCGATTATGCCGAAAAAGGCTTTATAAAGGCTTTGTGGGGTGTGCAATTCTATAGAATCACAATTCCCTATCTGCGTCTTATAGGCACTACGGCGACTTATGCGGACTATAACGAATCTGGCAATATGTATTGCACACCGATTATGGGTAGGCACGCACTTGGGCGTGTTGACCTTTCCGGATATGCGGGACCGAAGATTATCATTAAAAATCCAGGTCCGCAAACGATGAGTGAACCACACGATGAGAACTCGATTGTCGGTCGTAAATTCTATATGGGACAGAAGGCGTTAAATGCGGCTTTTGTAATCAACTTGTTGCACGGAGCGACTGGCTTATAAACAATAGGGGGATTAATTTCCCCCTATTTTAAAAAAGGTTTTATGGGAACGAAAAAACTCAGGAAAACAAAAAGGGCGGTTTTTAATAGCTTTAGTAGGAAAGCGTTTCCTGCTAAAATTTCAATTATGATTGGCATGCCTAATTATAATGGCATTAGTGCGTTTACACATTCGTGTCTTGATAAAACAGTATATTATTTTGGCGAAAGGGGGATACCCCTTGAAAGATACGGTCCTTTTGGTAACGCTCATATAGACAATGCCCGAAACAATGTTGTTGAGTATTTTCTGAAAACAAAACACACTCATCTTATCTGGATAGATAGTGATATGGTATTCGACCCAGAAGCTATAGAAGTATTGCTTGGGCATGATGTGCCTGTTTGTTCTGGTTTGGTTACGAGACGACATCCGCCTTATGATCCCACTATTTATGCTATTACAGCAGACGAAAAATGGGTAGCGACAACAAAGGTTATACTATTCGGCACATATCCGTTAGATAAACCATTTTATTATCCTGCAAGTGGAATAGGCACAGCTTTCATGCTTTTGAAACGAAGCGTATT